CAAGTAGCGACATAGATAATTCCAATATAAGTTAGATAATGTAGAGCTTGGTCTAGACCAAGTAATAGCCAAAATCTTCGATCAGCAGTGGTTAGATGTTTATTTAGCTGTTGTTTGTAGAAGTCTATATGGTAGTGTACAGCAAAATCTAGGGCAGCCAAGGCAATCATTGTATTGGCACTAGTAGCTACAAACACTAGAATAAAAAATGTAAAGCTAGCATGTACTAGCGCATGATGAAGGCCACCTGTGGCGCCATAGGTACCTTTTTCTCTAAGCATGTAATCAAACTGCATTAAGAAGTCTGCGATAAAATGTTTAATGCCAAATGCTACTAGTAATAAGAATACTGTTAAGGTCATTTCATTTCCTTTTTCGCTTTGTATTTTGCCATAGCCTGTTCGTAAGGACTAAGTCTTGGAGTTAATGCTGGAGACGATCCGTAGAATTTATTCTCTCCCGACATTACTCTATCTTCGTGATTATGTCTTGCACGTTTACTATCACCTCTAGCTTTAACTCGTTGCCCACATTCATTGCATTCATGATAAGCTGAGGTAAATTCATTACCGCTGGGTAATTGTTTAATTTCCATACCTTCAATAGTAAATTTGTCAACACACTGATTAAATGTACAACGTACTTTCATAGTTGTGGGATCGATAAAGGTAATATCGGTCTTCTTTTTAGACATTTTTGTCATTGTTTTTTTCCTTATAACAATTTATACACAATGAGTTAAGACCGGGACCGCCTACATGGGATATAGCCTTGCCACATTCGCAACAATGTATAAATGCCTGTGTATAGATGTATCCACGAATGGGTGGATATATGGCAGTTCCATCAGAATGATAACCTAATATTTCATCACTCATTAATTTCTAATTCTCTATAAGTTACTTCACGTGTTTCTGTACGTTCTACAATAGTACATGAACATTCTGCCCAGATCAGTTCTGTTTCTAACTCTTTTTCTAAAGCTGTCTTAAACTCATCACTGGCGTATACACAGTTATCGTAAGCCGAGAGTAAACCGCGAATAGTTTCACCCCATTCATCGTTAGACAAATCACCACACTCACGCAAGAACTCTAAACGTTTGGCGTCAATCATTACAACAAACTCCAAAGTGTTTCCTAATCTCTTGAATAGGATGCAGATACTCTTCTCCTATGCGATTCATGTTCACAGTATACGGGCTAAGAATGTCAATACAATCCTGAACAATCAACTCGGCAAACTTTTCAGTAGCTTCATGTGAGTTACCTATACGACTGGTTGGTCCTAAAAGTCCTGACTGCTCAGCAAGTTGTTTAATTCTATCGTTCATTTTAGCCTCTAATGTAAGTACTGCGTGACTTAGGAGTTTCCCACCAGTCAATCTTTTCTACCCATACGCCTAGCTTAGACATTTTTGCTTCAACTAACTCAGCCATCCAAGCACTTAGGTTTTCACTTGTAGGAACAAATTCTACTACAAAGAAACCTTCATAGTATTCATACTCTGGTGTGTTTGGTTCTAAGTCTGATAAATCTAAGGTATAACCAGCAAAGTAATCTGTACCTGGTACTGTTACAGCAATCAATTTACGTCCACGGTCGCCTAAAATTTGGTTATACAACGGATCATGTCTGTCAATAATAAATTGATGATCTACGTATTCGTTAATCCATTTCTTTAACCATTCCAAATGTCGGAAGTCTGTGACCATACCAGTAGCATCTAACTCATTGTTACCGAGAAAACTGCGTCTGCGTAAGAACACCTGCAGCTTACCTTCATGTCCATGTAAATGACGACAGGCACACTTTAAGTCTGCCGCATACTCACCATTTAATGTTTGTGTATGTACTCTGTGCCCATAACAGAATTCAAATGTTTTATCAATTACCCATGCCATATTTCTTTTCCTTTAGTTTCGTGATACATTTGGTATAAAGCCGCTTGTACTAATATGTAAATTTTCTTATAAGTCATACTGTATTATATTTAGGTTTTGTTGTAAAGTCAAATGGTTTTAGCATCTTCGACTAGGTATTCCATCTTACGTTGACGGTCAATTAACTTAAAGAACAGTGCTAGGGTATTAGCGGCATCAACGTCTGCCCTGTGTGCTGTACCTTTAAAGTGTAGTTTAAACGCACCCATGGCACTAGCAAGACCACCGCTGGGTTTCTTATTCTTAGCAAACATTAGTAGAGTATAAAATGTCTTAACGTCAATCCAACGTCGACCAAAGTGTGGAAAGTCTACACACCGATTACTAAACTCTGCTAATAGCTCAACACTGTCTCCGCCACCCCAAGTAACAGGATTAACAAAACAGTTATGCTCTTTGATAAGTTCGCCTAGCTCACGGGCTACAGTTTCGTGACTAACACTATTAGCACGTATATCACTATCTGTAATGCCGGTTAGGCCAATAATAAAGTCGCTGATTAGCTCACCTGGATCTATATACCATTTTTTAGTCAAGTAGTTTTCAAAGCGATCATCTGCCCGACCAATGGCAACGCCAACCTGAATGATCTTTCCACTGGGCTGATTAAGTTCTAAATCTAATGCTAGGTATTTCTGTGTACGTTCAATCACTGCTTACTTTCTAGTTTTGTAAATGAAATAATGTAACTGATTCTTCGGGATAATTAGCACATAACCATTCGGCTATGTTACCAGCATTTTCGCTTAGTTTAATTAGGTCATACTTGCCACAGAACTTTAAGAACTGTGCGCCAACCATGGGTTGATTCTTAACTATAGCATTAGTTTTAATACAATCAAAGATTTTATCTTTAATGTCTGCTGGTTGTGCTGTTAGGTCTACTAGTTGACGATTACGTTCATAATCATCCATGACACGATGCTCTTGACCGTTGTGATCAGTCCATCGCTGTAACATTAGATTGTTCCAGCTATAGCCTTTTTTATCTTTGTCAGCAAATGCTTCCTCAAGTCCGACCTTAGTTTTGGTGCCCTTAGTGCGAACACCTGGGTAAGCACTAAAAATATTATCAGTAGGGTCACCACGCATACACTTTTCAAAAAGTATAAACTTTGGATCGGGAATTTTTTTGGGTTCTTTAGTTTTTTTATCGAGTACAGCATTACCTTTCTTGTCAAATATTCCTTTAATAGTATGTAGCTCATCTGCTACACCATTGTATTGATTTACATTATCTGCTAGCAGTTGATAAAAATCAGTATCACTGCTGATAATAGTATGATGATCTGCTGGATGTGTTTGGATCCAACCGGCAATTAAGTCGTCTGCTTCAAGCTCGCCGTGCTGTAATACAGTACAATTAGTCTTTTCTGCTACAAATGCTTTAAGGGCATCAAATGCTTCCCAGAACAATTGGTCTTCTTCGGCTTCTTTTTCAGTAAGGGCAGCACGTGCCACAGCACGATTGGCCTTATAAGGAGTATAGAAATCTTTGCGCCAGCTACGACCTTCTAAGCAGAAAACCACATGATCTGCTCGTTGATCGCGCCATGCTTTGTTGATTGATGCTAAGGTCACGTGAATAGCAAAACCTAACTTATCCCAAGTATCGGCTTGTCTATGTGCGCTGTGTCTAGCACGAAAAAATGTATTTGCTGTGTCTACAAGTAAGTATCTCATGTAAACATTATACTTTCAATTTGATTAAATGTCAACTGAATTCAGCTTTCCCGCCGCCTAGATCTCTGCGTTGAATTGGCTGATTGGCTGCACGTTTTTCTGGATCAGCCATTTCTTGTTCAAAGTTTTCCATAATTATATTGCGGCAAACGTCTTGAAACCAACGATCTACAATAACACTTTCTTCTTCATTTGGCTTACGTTGATAGCCAGCACGAACCAATTGGGCTAAGAATTTATCATTCCAATCTAATTCAAATGCGCCATTACCTGGATTCTCTGGATCTAATTCCATGCTTAATACAGATACATATGGTTCACCTGCGGCTGTTGCCTGTGCCTTTGGATCTAGTTTTTTGGTTTTTTCTTCAGCGGCTTTCTTTGCCTCTTCTGCTTTCTTTGCTTCTTTTTTAGCTTTGCGTTCTTCAGCCTTGCGTTCTTTTTCGGCTTGAGCTTCTGCTTCGGCAATAGCTGCTAAACGTGCTTCTTCCTCACGACGTGCTTTGCCTGTTAGTATGTCAAATAAACTCATAATTAATCCTTAAGTAACTCTATCAGATCCAATTGTTCCCAAGGTAAAAGATCTTTACCAAAGTGTCCGTAGTTGGTAGTACTACTGTATATTGGACGGAATAGGTTAAATCTATTTATAATGCCCTTTGGGGTAAGGTCGATATTCTTGTTGATCCAAGCAGTTAACCAAGCATCATCACCGTAGTCGTTAGTATTAACATACACACTCATTGGTTGTTCTATGCCAATAGCATAACTAATCTGTACAGTTGCTTGCTTGGCGTGTCCGCTAGCTACAATGTTCTTGGCTAGATAGCGAGCCATATAAGCTGCTGAACGGTCAACTTTTGTCGGATCCTTACCACTAAAAGCACCGCCACCGTGAGGGCAACTACCACCGTACGTGTCAACGATAATTTTTCGCCCTGTAAGTCCTGTATCACCATCGGGACCACCAATGACAAAACGGCCAGTAGGATTGATAAGAAACTCAGTATCAGCATCAATTAACTCCGCAGGCACTACGCCTTCAATATATTCCTTAACTACTCTGCGTACATCCTCAATGTCAGGGGTTGCGCTGTGTTGTGTTGAACATACAATTTTAGCAATACGCTTAATAGTGCCATCATCGTTGTATTCAACGGTTACTTGACTTTTAGCATCTGGTCCTAACCAAGTTTGTCCAAATTTGCGTTGACGTGCTAGTTCTTTGACAATTTCATGACTGTAGTAAATTGCTGGCGGCATGTAATTAGGAGTCTCATTACTAGCATAGCCAAACATTAGGCCTTGATCACCTGCGCCAAAATTGTCAGTACCAAGAGCAATATCAGCACTCTGGCCATGTAGTAGGTTAGTAATTTCCACTGTTCGCCAATCGAATCCGGATTGTTCATATCCAATATCTTTGATGACTTTGCGTACGGTACTATCGACTTCTTCTGGGTGTAGGATGACATTTTTGTATTCTCCAGCTAAAATTACACGGTTTGTTGTAACTAAAGTTTCACAAGCACAGCGTACACTTGCATCTTCACTAGACATTGCTAAATCTAAAATTGCATCACTGATAGCATCTGCTACCTTATCTGGATGTCCTTCACTAACACTTTCACTTGTAAATAGATACGTCATATTTTTCCTTTAAAATCTTTTGTGATCATTACGTAACCACATATCTTTGAAATCTTTATTATTTCTTACATGATCATCAATTTCACTGATCCATAATTTTGTTTTGTTGCTTACAGTGTATTCGGGTAATATTTTTTCAATATATTCCAAATGCTCTGATGGAGTTGGATGCTTATCTTTTCTATCACCTAAACTGAATTTAGAAATTTCTTTTTTAATATTTTCTGATACGTAATCAAAATTATTTTTTCTTATATCATCATATGATGGCCAATCTGAGCCGGCTAATACATCATAACGTTTTTTATTATAAATCGGTCTACTATCCCAATCAAAATTAAATATGACTTCGTACACACTGGGTTTAATATTCGATATCTCATTTGCATATAAATCAATTACATCAGAATCGATTTGATTGATGTCATTTTCGGCATAATTTTTACTGTCATCGTAATATGTTATAGGAACCATAGATAAAAAATGGTAAATACATCCAATACTTTCTAATATTCTTTTAACTGCTGATATTATTGCTAAATCTCTTATCAGATATCCTGTGGGATCAGCCATATGCTTAATAAAATTTTTATCGTAAAAGGGTTGATTGTATATACTACCTGGGGTAAGCCATTGCCCTTTTACCCATCTATCTTCTCTAGCGATACTAGTCCACATAATTATAACAGTATCTTTGTTGGTTAGTTGATTTCTTTTAATACATTCTATTAAGCTGTTAAATATAAATTGATTTCCGCCACCAATTTGACCCCAATTTTCAAAATAATCAAACTCGCAGCCTAATGTATCTGCCCAAGTTGGCCAAAAATAGCTGGTAAAACTACAGCCAAATGTAAATAGTCTACTCATTCTTCCCCCAGTTAATTCTTAACCAGGCACGTTCTAATACGTATTGCCATACTGCTAATATCAAATGTATAGCTATAGCGTCACCTATTCCTGTCCAATAAGCGGTGATTAATAATGCTGTGACTCGATAACTTAGTGTTCGAACAATAGTCCTAACATGCGATTCGGACATTACTTGCCCCAACTATTACCCCAAAGATCCACATGTAATCTTGGGCTGTAATAATAACCACGACGCATAGCTTCATCGGCTACGTTAAATTTATTACCATCATATACACTGACAACACCGCCTACTGGCATAATGTACACAACTCCTTCAAATCCTTCTGACCTGTATTCTGCTACAGCATCCTCAACTTCGTCGAAGTCTTCTGGCTTTTCAACTACAAACTTCAAGTAAGTACGGCCTACTTGTTGATAGCTAGCCACAATCTCTGGCTTGATAGCATCTTCCCACGCTTCACCACTGGGACTTAGTTTGGCACTAACACTAAATGTAATCTCACGTTGTGTAATGCTTGGAATACCTATCCAGTTTTGTAAGTATTCTACAAAGTCTGGATGTAGCTCTTGAGTACCGTTAGTTTCGAATGTGATGTTTTTCAAATCACGCATCTCAATTGCTTCTAACAGCTCTGGGTATACTCGTTGCCAACCCAATAATGGCTCGCCACCTGTGATAACAAGATGTACATCATTGCCATTATCTTGAGCCCAACGACCATTTGGAGTTAGGGCTAACATCCTATCAATTACTTTAGATGTTTCTTGGGTTGGACTTAAACTTTTAAAGCGTGGGTCCCAACTAGCATAGCTATCACAACCTGTGTTAACTAAGGGTAAATCCTCATACTTTTTGTATAGTTTAACGTCTACAGCGTCACGTTCAGTTGAACATTCACCTCTGGGCATACCAAATCCGCTACAGGTAAAGTTACAACCAAATGTACGTAAGAACACACTAGGTACACCTACAAAACGTCCTTCACCTTGTGCTGAATAAAATATTTCACTAACTTTAAGTTTCATATAGTCCTGACCATATCTTTAGTTTTTCAATTTTGTTTGCTTTGGCTATGTTTAAGTTATTTAGATCAATTTCGCCCTGATCAATTAAAATATCTACTAGAGCTAGCATATCGCCAATTTCCATTTCTAAATTAGCACGTTGCGTTATACCTGATTTATGTTGATTGTCTATGCCAAACCGATAGCATTTACTAACAGCTTGAATAACTTCAGCACATTCTTCTTGTAAGATAATTAGAGCTTCTTGGGTTTTATCGTTCATCTATACTTCTATAGTCATAATCTGATTGTTCATAAGCATCTCTTATACTAGCATCATTTGCTGTGGTTTGTCTATCACTTTTCCACCATTCTTCGTAAGGGAAAACAATCCAAACATCTCTTTCTGCTTTATTAATTTCTTCGCCGTGATAATCAACTGTGCGACTAAACTTGCTGCTTAGGTTATCAATTAGCACAGCAAAGCGTACATTATGACCCCATATATTGGCCCATTTAGGATCGTTTGGTAAACATGAGCGTTGCCAATCTTCGATGATCCAATCCAATGTAGCACCAGTATCATTAATATCATCTACAATAAGAATATTTTTAGGTTCTTGCTTATAACCAAACGCATCTTCAGCCATCCACAAGTTGCTTTCTGTATTGGCGTGATCGCGTAGTTTAACTTCTAGAGTATGCATCGGGATATCTAAATATTGACTAATATATACTGCTGGTAGTAAGCCGCCGCGGGTTAGGCCAACTACGTAGTCTGGACGCCAGTTATCACGTGCTAGTTGGTGTAGAATAGTCTGTGTAAGACCTTTGATATTGTCGTGTGTGTAATAACTCTTATTAGGCATTGTCTCTCTCTTTCATCTGTTCAACTTCTTTCATATTATGACCAACAACCAAGTCAGTCCATCTCATTAGCATCATCAGTGCTACACCAGCATCTTCGCCTCTAAATCTAATTAGGAATTCTGGATTACCTGCTGACTTGTGACTTGATCGCCCAACACCATAGCGTAGTATTGGAGTTTTAGTAACTCGACCTTTAGCGTCATAGTATTCACCGTATGATATCGATCCACCAATTTCCTGCCACCAAGCTAGAAAATCTTCAGGCATATCGTGTACTATGACTGTTATTTCGTAGTTAATAGTACAGCCTGACGGCAGTCTAATCAACGTAGGTATTCCATAGTGACAATCTTACCTAGTGATTCTACTAGATCGTCGTTGTCGCTGATTACATAGCGACCAATAGCTTCTGTGTCACGTTTATCATCGTAGCGATTAGTTTCAACAATCATACCGCCATTAGCACCAAACACTTTGAAAGTGATAACACTCTTGTCGTCATAGTTGTGTTCTACTCTGCGCATACCTTTACTGCTTGGTGATACGCCTAGTTTACCATTGCGACTACGCTTTGGGCTATCTTCTAGCACAAGACTTTGATTTTCATCACGACTGCGAGCTCGATTGTAACAACGTTGGATCCAACTATCAAACCATTTCATATTATACCTCGTCTTGATCGCTACCGCGATTTTTATCTTCGTTTAAGAATTCATCTAGAGCAATTGCTTCTTGTATCTTAGCCCACTGCTCTGGAGTATAACTGTGACTACCATCGCAATCACCACTACGACTGCGACCACCACCGCATGTGCCAAAACTACCACTTTCTGTTACTCTAACCTGCATAGCTTATCCTTTATATGCTGAAATACTTGTGATTTTACCATCGTAATTAAATTCGATAACATCGCATACTTTAATAATGTCTACGTTATTGTCAAGATCTGTAATCCATATTACTAACATTGCTGTGATAACATAATCCTCTTGATATAGAGATCCTGGACTTACAACGATTTGGCGAACATTATCAAATATCTGTTGGTTAACTCCTAGTACTTCTGCTTTACCTGAAGCACTATTTTCCCAATCTTCCAACCAAACATTAGCGGCCAGCATATCAGCTAGTCTATTAGTGTCTTTTAGACTGAATGCCTGAAAGTATCTTAAGGCAAGTGCTTTTAAGTCAATAGTTTCTAAGTCGCCCATTTATTTCTCCTTGATATCTCTAAGTGTATTAGCGCGATGCCGCCAAAATTTAACATCTTCTAACAGGCTTTCGCTTAGATTCTTATAACGAATAAGATCTTTACGTACCTGCTCATCTATCTGTTCGTAGGCCTTTTGGCGATCCTTGGCCTTACGATCGTTATACATGTTAAGTCCAAAGAATATCCCAAAGATTAATCCTACACCAAACCATACTACGTCGGCGCCTATCATCTTGGTGCAAACTCCTGTTGAAGTTTAATGTTGTCAAAGAATTCTTTCTTAGTATTTGGATCGTCCTTAAACGCACCTGTAAGTACAGTTGTCTGCGTTAAACTGCTATGTGCCATGATGCCACGATTCTCACAGCAACCATGCACCGCCTGTATGTATACTGCTACGTTATCTGATCCAGTCGCTCGAGCAATTTCTCTCGTGATATCATTTGCAAGCTCTTCTTGTAAAGTACCACGGCGAGCACACCATTGAGCAATTCTAGTGTATTTAGATAGACCGATAAGTTTGTTAGCGGCAATAATTCCAATGTAAGCGACTCCTGCGACAGGCTGATGGTGGTGTGAGCACATACTACGTAACTCGCTACGAACCACAAGCATACCTTCGTATCTATCCGCGCTATCATTTGGAAAAGCTGTAGCATCTGGTGCCGGTTCATATCTGCCTGCCATAATTTCGTTAAAGTACATTTTAGCCAGTCTGCGTGCGGTACCTTGACTGTTAGGGTCTGTTTCACGATCAATTAATAGTGTGTCTAATACTTGTTCAAAAGCTAGAGTTGCTTCGTCGATTAGGAGTTTTTTACTTTCTTCTGTGATGTATTCTGAGATGTTATCACCTGCCCAGAAACGTTTGTTGTCTTTCTTTAAGTTAGTACGAATAATTTCACTAACAGGTTTAATAGGACTGTATTTTGTTACCATTTATTACTCCGATGTTAAGCCAGTGGATTGGCAATTGATAAGTTAGTATAACATGTTTATTTAGGCGGTGTCAATGTTATTCGATAATAATTTTGCGTAGATCCGGATACTCTTTGTATTTAGGTTCTTGGTCTACAGTGGGTAATATTTCTAATGCTCTAACTGCTTCTTCTATAGTTGGACGATAGTGATAGCCAATTTCAAAGACCTTTTGAGTCTCCCATGGACTTATACTTAAATCACGACCATCACTGCGCTGACGTATTAGCTTTTGATAGGCTTGAGCATCATCTAATAAAATAGCACCACCACGACCAATATCTAAAGGCTTGCTATGACCAAAGCTCAAACACTGCATCTGTCCTGTGCGATACATGCCCTTTTGAAGTAGACGTGCACTATCCCAAATACGTGTACCTTTTAGTTGATATTCACCGGTCCAAGTTTCATCTAATAGATCATAACTAATATCTAGTTTGTGTAAGGTCATAGGCACGCTTAGATATGTATAAGCAGTGAATTGGCAATGATGTACGTGATCATAACGTAAACATAACTCTAAAGCATGGGTACAGCAATCAGTCATAACGACAAAAGGTGCGCCCGTAAGCTCACCTAATGCCTGTTCAAACTCTGCTATTTTGTCAAATGTCATATGACATTTTCTAATAGCTTAGTTGCTGAAAAGAAATTATCATGTAGAGCACGAGCCTGACCTTGTGTATGTTGTCTATAAACATCATAGTTAGTCATCATACTAACAATTTTAGCCTTTAATAATTCTTTGTTATGTAGATAACTATCAAAATCCTCAGTCCAGGCACTCGGGTATTTCCACATGCTGATGTACATTTCACTATAGCTCAAACGATCTGGAACTAGAGCAATAGCATCAGCTAGTAGTCCTTCATACATGCTAATACCTAGTGTTTCTTGTAGATTAGCACTAAACACTATTTTAGCCTGCGCTAATAGATTATGGTACTGCTCTTTGGTTAAATGTTCTTCTTGACAAACGATCCACTCATACTGTGGCAACTCTTGAGCTAGATGTTTAAAGATGTCTACTTGTTTCTCTGGCGCTATGCGATGTGGAAATAAAATAATGTCTTTCTTAACACGCCCTCTATAGTCCTCAAACATGCTGGGCATATATTCCATGGGCCAACCACTACGTATAATAGCACCATCAGCAAAGTTTGATTTTACACTGACGTCATCACCTAATAGATTGTTAACAAACAGTTCAATGTGAAAGTCTGTGGCAAAGTAGTTGTGATCAATAGCATAAAAGAAACTCTGTTCAGCATGTCTGACCCAAGCTGCATCACCGATAAGACGTCCTAAGAAGTCCTGTGGGTCATAACTGCCAGCGTGCCAAAGTGCGTGTATGGTTATTTTAATACCCAGCAGTTCAGACATATACTTAAGATTGATAATACCAGGGTGCCAAGCATCAGTAAATATGAAGTGGTCTCCTGACTTAATCCTGCCTTCAGTGAAGAGTCTTCCCATTTGCTCAACTTGACTAGCCTTGTAGATATTAGTACCACCAAAATTGAGGAAAGCACCAGGAGTAGTGGCACTAGGTATATCAGACGGGCCCTCGATGATAACAACTTCATGTCCATGCTCCTCTAGCAAAAGAGGTACGTGCTGTTTCCACTGCGCGGTATAACGAGTTTCTACAGCCTCTAGATCAACTAGAAATACCTTGGCCATTATCGTGGATTCCTACCTTGGTAACCACTAGGTTGACCGTTGCGTTGTTGCCATTGTTGACGACGTTTACGCTTTTCTTGCCACTCACGATACTCTACACTCTTGTAAAGATCCGCTTCGTCGAACTTGATCATACGGAAACGACAGTAGTTCAACCATGCGTCTAAGTCGTTATAGATTTTTGTTACTTCTGGGCTCATACGAAGATACTTCTTAAGCCATACTGGTTGTGATGCCACGATAAATCTCCTTAAATAGTGACAGTTTGGTAAGGTCGGGTTTGATTATAAAAGATGGTACACCCGTTTTCGCCATCTTCAGAAACTTCAATAGTAATATCTCTACCTGGGTAGCGACCTGCTATTTGTAAGTATAGGTCATCTGCGATCATTTCGCATGATTTATAATTTAATTCTAATACGGAACCCTGACCCACATACAGGCTTTCAAGCCATCGTTTGAATTGGATGAACTCGATGTCCCTGTCATTGTGCCACACATCAATTGACACCCTGAAATGGAAAATATGACGGTGAGGACTAGCAAGGAACGATACATCATATTCATCTCCAGTTTTAAGTAATGGGTCTGTTGCGGCTGCTGGATAACAATGGATTCCTTCTTTAGTAAAGGTAACCCATATTTGTCGTTGGGCATTAGATTTAACACGCTCTATTTGTTCACGTTCTGCTTGTATCATTTGATAATCTCATCTTTACTATACTGATCCCAGTCAGTAAAAGTTTCTCTAGTAGTTAATGAATGTAGTGTATGACACCAAACACCTGGATTACTGTGGTTAAAGTCTAGGTCATCAATCTTTAGTGTAGCATTATATCCAAGCTGTGTCAAGTATGGAATTTTAACTGATATCTGTGGAATAAATTTACGATGTCCAATTACAGGCATTTCTAATACACCCTGTACAACACTAATATCAAAATCTAAAGTACACCAGTAGCCCATATCTAGACAAGCAGTAATCATCTGTTCCCACGGACGCCACGCATCAGCATCATCTGTAGCTAGTTTAGGAAAACTTTGATTAGCACCAAAGTAGATGTGTTTACAATAGTTCTCACCTGCCATTTCTAAAATACTCAAAGTACTTTGTACACCTACTACAAACAATGTCGTCGTACCATAGGCAGGAGTCTTTTCGATCTCTGTACCTACAAAAAATGTCACTGCTTCTGCTGTGCCTGTATAGTAATCACGTTTCATAGTTTAGCTAATCTTTCTTGAGTTTCTGTAATCATACGTTTAACATGAGCTTTTTCTTGTTTCATCTTACTTAGGCCTACATCGTCCATATAGTTAGTATAACCTTCTTTGATCTTTTTGTCAAGTCCTAGATGATATTGTACAAGTTCTTCCAAGTGACCTTCAAGTTTGGTTTTGTCCAAGTTATTCTCCTAATCCTAGTTCTAAGTTATCTAAACTACCTTCGTCGAATCCACTATCGTCAACGTGGTGTTCTTCCTCTTCTTCTACTTCAAACAGGTTGTTAAACATAGTACTAGCATTAACTGTTTTCTTACCTGTAGCGCCACGTGTACCAATAATACTCATCCAAAATTTGCTATGATCTTCGAT